CTTAAAAAAAGCCCCGGGGGAAAAATCTAGGAGACATCTTAGGTTTTTGAGTGGGGGTATCGACACAGTTTTCAAAACCCAAAGTACTATACCGGGATCTCCTTTCAAGATGCCCCAATATCTACCAACTAAGTGTCGATATCCCTGCTCGAAAGCTTAGGATGTCTAAGAAAGAATATACAAAATCTAAAAAGGAGGTAAAGTATTATGGTTGAAAAAACAACCAAGAAGAAAAAGCGATCAATACACAGGAACACAGAATCAAAAGAGAAAGAATTAATCGATTTGGCAATGGATTTAGCTTTTAAACAGATGAAAAATGGATCAGCAACCTCACAAGTTATAACTTACTTTCTAAAGCTTGGAAGTGAAACTGCAAATCTAACTAATCTGAAAATTGAAAACGAAAATGCATTACTTAGAGCTAAAGTTGAAGCGCTAGCTTCTCGAAAGAAGATCGAAGAACTTTACCTCCAAGCTTTAGCCGCTATGAAATTGTATAGCGGAAATGATGGGGGTAATTTTGAAGATGTATAAAAACTACAGGCAACTTTCATTATTAAAAACGTTTGAAGAGCGTTTTAATTATTTAAAATTAGCCAACGTTACGGGGGAGAGTATTTTTGGTGAATCGCGTTATTTAAATCAGAAGTTTTATCAATCTCGAGCTTGGAAACGGGTAAGGGATCGAGTTATACTTCGAGATGATGGATTAGATCTCGGTTGTGATGGTTTTTACATAGGTGGAAAAATTGTGGTACACCATATGAACGCAATAACCATCGAAGATTTAGAACGTGGAAATTTTGAAATGCTTAATCCGAAATTATTAATCTGCGTTAGTGAAGATACACACAGAGCAATTCATTACGGAGAAGAATATTTAATTCCTAGATTATCTAATACGAGAACTCTAGGCGATACCACATTGTGGTAAAAGGAGAATGGTATGATGAGTAACAAATATAAGAACAAATACAAGAACAAGTACAACTCGAACCAAGAGAAGGTCGACCGTACTAAAGACGAATACCCAGCGATTGTCACAGACGATTTAGTTGCTGAAGGTGTAGATGGGGTAGTCGAGGACGCTGTAGTTGAAGCCGTTCCTGCTGAAGTGGTAGAAGATTCTACGCCAATTGAGTGGCCAGATCCTGTCCGTAAACCAGATCCAATTGAGTTACCAGATCCTGTCAGAGACCTCGAACCAAAACCTATCGCTGATGAAAAACAAAAGGATATTCAGGTGATTGGTAAATTTAAGGTTACTTCTGTTCGAGCTCACGCCTTTATCGAGCCAAATGTCCATACTCGTCCAATTACGGCGGTAGTTCGAGGAAACTTATTACGACTCTTTGCCAAGGATTTGGAAACTGGTTGGTGTGAGGTTGAAGTGCTAAATCGCCGTCAAGAAAAGGTTCACGCTTTCGTCGAACTGATTCGTGGTAAAGTAATTTCCTGATGGCTGACCTCGAGGATACACTAACCATTATTTTACGAACGGTAAAAGAAGGTTTGGGTATACCGGTGACGGTTACAACATTCGACCCTATAATAACTGTAAATATTAATTCTGTATTTATGGTTTTACATAGTCTAGGTGTCGGCCCAGACACGGTCTTTACGCTTGTCACTGGAACAGAAACTTGGTCCGACTTTTTTGGGGATGTTGATAACCCAACATTTGCGCTGATAAAAAGTTATGTGGGTTTAAAAGTTAAATTATTATTTGACCCGCCAACTTCTGGTATAGTCACGGCTTCTTTAGAGCGAGTTATTACCGAGTTCGAAAGTCGGCTATTATATCAAGTTACCGTTACTGCCGAATAGGCAGAGGAGACTCTAATGGAAAAAAAGAGAGATTTAAAACATTACGGCGTTAAAGGTATGCGATGGGGTAAATCAACAAAGGTAAGTGCGGACAGTCGGGATGCCGGTAAAACTAAACGGTCCAGACTCAAAACCCTGTCGAATAAGCAATTAACGGCACTTAATACCCGTATGCGTTTAGAAAAAGACTTTAAAAAACATACGCAGAAGGATTACACAAAGTTAAAGTCGATTATCGGAGGTATACTAAAGGTTGTTGGCTCGATGACCGTTACAAGCATCGTAGTCGAGCAAGCGGGTATCGTAGTTCCGAATCCAATAAAATTACTAGGTCGGGGGTAAAATTAAAGGAGTTATCTATGAATGAAAAATTAAATATAATGTTTGGTGTTGGAAAAGCCTCGCCTCGTGAGATACAGCATTTCGGTGTTAAAGGTATGCGTTGGGGTAGTAGGAAAGGTGGAGGTAGCAGTGGGCGTAGTAGGAAAGGTAGCGGAGGTAAGTCATTAGGTCAGAGATTAGTCGGGAAACATCAGTCGATTAGAAAAACATTACTCAAACCTAATAAAAAACTAAGGGCGTGGGAAACTTCCAGGAAAGGCCAAAATCAAATACTTGCGGCATCACTGCTTGTTGCATCAACTGTGGTGGCTCTTGGCACGATGAGTACACTAAGAAAGTTGAATCCAAATAGATAATCCAGATGTCACTTTCAAATTCCGATACACCAAAATATTATGCCGAATTCCGAGACCGTGTTATAGCTGGAGAATTACCAGTTAATAATGAAATTTCTTGGGAGATGAATCGTATAGATAATCTGGTAAAAAATCCAGAGATATATTACGATAGCGAAGCCGTAGACGGTTTTGTAGCTTTTTGTGAAGTTGAATTAACGCTTACTGATGGTAGTGATTTAATACTTCTAGATACATTTAAACTGTGGGCTGAGCAGATATTTGGCTGGTATTACTTCGTAGATCGAAGCGTGTATCAACCCGATGCTGATAATCATGGAGGAGAGTATATTCGAAAACGAATAAAGAAACGCTTAGTAAATAAGCAGTACTTAATAATAGCCAGAGGGGCAGCCAAATCGATGTATGGTTCATGCATACAAAATTATTTTTTGAATGTGGATACAACCACCACTCACCAGATAACAACTGCCCCAACAATGAAGCAGGCCGAAGAGATACTATCTCCTATGCGAACGGCCATAACTCGTGCGAGAGGACCGCTATTTCAATTTCTAACCGAGGGGTCCTTACAAAACACAACCGGTTCAAAACACCAACGTATGAAATTAGCCTCAACTAAGAAGGGTATAGAGAATTTTTTAACTGGATCGATACTAGAAATACGACCAATGTCAATACCTAAACTACAAGGGCTGAGAAGTAAAGTTGCAACTGTCGATGAGTGGTTATCTGGTGATATTCGAGAGGATGTTGTTGGTGCAATTGAGCAAGGAGCGGCGAAGGTTGACGATTACTTAATACTCGCTATTAGTTCTGAAGGAACTATAAGAAATAGTGTTGGTGATGACATCAAGATGGAGCTATTAGATATTTTAAAGGGTGATTATATAAATCCGCATGTGTCTATATTTTATTATAGACTAGATGATATAGAGGAGGTATCTAATCCTGAGATGTGGGTAAAGGCCAATCCAAATTTGGGAGCCACAGTAAGTTATGAGACATATCAATTAGACGTAGAAAGAGCTGAAGCCGCACCGGCCGCTAGAAACGATATTCTAGCCAAGCGCTTTGGTATACCAATGGAAGGTTATACGTATTTCTTTACATATGATGAAACATTAACACATAAACCAAGAGATTTTTGGTCTATGCCATGCTCTTTGGGAGCTGATTTATCACAGGGTGATGATTTTTGCGCGTTTACCTTCTTATTTCCATTAGGTGACTACACCTTTGGTGTGAAAACGAGATGCTATATTACATCAAGGACACTCATGCTTCTTCCAGGTGCTATGCGGGCGAAATATGATGATTTCTTAAGGGAGGGCAGCCTTCAAGTCCTCGATGGAACCGTTTTAGATATGGACGAGGTTTACGAGGATGTTGATGCACACGTATTACAAATGCAGTATGACGTTCGAAGCTTTGGTTATGACCCATACAACGCAAGGCAATTTGTTGAGCGATACATCCTTGAAAATGGTGAATATGGTATTGAAAAAGTTATTCAGGGCGCTAAATCCGAATCGGTCCCTTTGGGTGAAGTTAAGATTCTTTCAGAGGAACAAAATTTGTTATTTGACGAAGAATTGATGTCCTGGTCTATGGGTAACTGCATAACTTTACAAGACACGAACGGAAATCGGAAATTATTGAAGAAGCGTCATGATCAAAAAATAGATAGTGTTGCTGCATTACTCGATGCTTATATTGCGTATAAAGCAAATAAAGACGCTTTCGAATAACACCAAAAAAGGAGGTTACAATTAACGATGGGAAAAAAGCCGCCCTTTTTTACAAGGGTAAGATCTGCATTTAATGTATTTTTTGGTAGGGAACGTCGAGAACAGGAAGTATATAAAAATATCGTAGGTTCTGGAAATACTATACCTATGCATAGAACACCAATATCGATGGGTACTGAGAAGTCGATTGTTTCTGCAATCTACAATAGGTGTGCTATAGATGTATCTCAATTATCGATTCGTCATGTTCGATTGAATGCTGACGGATTATACCTTGAAGACATACAGTCAGGATTACACCGTTGTATAACGATATCAGCTAACATTGATCAAGCTGGACGAGCCTTAGTTCAGGATTTAGTAATTTCAATGTTTGATGAGGGTTCTGTTGCGGTTGTTCCAGTAGATGTAAACATTCACACCGGTACGAATCACAGTGAGATTTTAAGTCTTCGCTCTGGAAAAATTCTAGAGTGGTTCCCTAACAATGTTCGGGTTGAAGTCTACAATGATAGGTTAGGTGAACGAGAAGAGTTAATATTAGCTAAGGATACCATAGCAATTATTGAGAATCCATTGTACTCAGTAATGAACGAGCCAAATTCAACATTAAAACGATTGGTATCCAAACTAAACCTCTTAGACGCAGTTGATGAGCAATCGAGTTCGGGTAAGTTAGATTTGATTATCCAATTACCCTATACTATTAAGTCTGCTGCTCGTCAAAAGTTAGCAGACGAAAGACTAAGCGCCTTAGAGGAACAATTAAAGGGCTCCAGACATGGTATTGCTTATGCCGACGGTACAGAAAAGATTATTCAATTGAATCGTCCAGCCGAGAACAACCTTATGGGTCAAATCGAGTATCTAACGAGTATGCTTTACAGCCAGTTAGGGATGTCCGATGCGATACTAGCGGGTACGGCTTCTGCTGACGAGTATTTACAATACCATAACAGAACGGTTGCACCTGTAGCTTCAGCTATTACGGACGAACTAAAGCGTAAGTTCTTAACGCGAACTGCTATAGCTCAAGGTCAGTCGGTTGAACACTTTAGAGATCCATTCAGTGCTACAACCCCAACTGATATGGCTGAGTTGTCTGACAAGTTAACACGGAATGCAATCTTATCAAGCAATGAGATTCGAGGTGTTCTTGGAGTCCGACCAAGTCAGCAGAAAGTAGCAGATGAGTTACGCAACAAGAACCTTAACGACCAATCAACAGAAAATTCATAAGGAGATTCAAAATGGCAGTAAAGTTTGATTTTGGTGGCTACGCTACAAAGTATGGGATTAAGTGTAGTGATGGCCGAACGATTAAAGCGGGTGCTTTTACGCACGCGGACGGGATTAAAGTCCCTTTAGTTTGGGAGCATCTTCGTGAAGGTCCTGAGAATGTACTTGGTCACGCAATACTTGAACATCGAGATGATGGTGTTTATATGCGGGCTAAATTTAATGGGACCGAGAATGGCCAAACGGCCAGCACACTTGTTGATGCTGGAGATGTAGAATCCTTATCGATTTATGCTAATAAATTGGTCGAGGAATCCCAATTAGTTCAGTCTGGTATCATTCGTGAAGTTAGCCTAGTTTTATCCGGAGCAAATCCCGGAGCTCGAATTGATAATTTGAGTTTTGAGCATGGCGATGGCGGTACCGATACTCTCAAAGAGGATGCCATTATCTATATGGATACAACCATTGATGTCGGCGATGATTTAGAACATGCGGCCGATGATGATGGGCGAACGGTCCAAGACGTAATAGATACTTTGAATGAAGATCAGATGACAGCGGTTTATGCTATTGTCAGCGCACTCACAGATGCGGACGAAAGCGAATCCGTGAAGCAATCCTCAGAAGCAATCATACAAGGAGTAACAAAAATTATGAAAAAGAACGTTTTCGATCCTAAAAAAGCCGCCGCAGAGGGTGCTGTATTACAGCATTCGATTGGTAAAAAGATCCTCTCTGATGCACAACGAACGGGGTCTTTGAAAGAAGCGGTACTTCGCCACACTGAGTCACTTTCAGATGCAGAACGTGCCGAAGTTGAGACTTTCTTGGCTCATGCCGGTACCTATGGTATTGACAATATCGGTAACCTTTTCCCCGATAATCAACTTGTTGGCGAGATGCCATATGCTGTTACTCGTGATATGGGTTGGGTTGGAAAATGGATGGCCGGCGTTCGTAAAACTCCGTTCTCCAGAATTAAAACCATTTATGTTGACTTAACCCCGGATGAAGCACGAGCGAAAGGTTATGTTACGGCCGCTGAGAAAGTTGACCAAGTGTTCGCTGCTCTTAAACGAACTACCGACCCGACTACGATCTACAAGAAACAAAAGATCGATCGCGATGACGTTCTGGATATTACAGATTTCAACGTTGTGGCCTTCTTGAAGAAAGAAATGCGGTTTATGCTGGATGAGGAACTTGCACGAGCTTGTTTAGTAAGTGACGGGCGAAATGTGGCCCACGATGATAAGATTTCAGAAACAAATATTCGTCCTATTTATGGTGACGATGCTGTTTATGCCCATTTAGTAACTTTGGAAAATACGGTTACTGATTATGCCGATATCATCGATGATATCATTACAAATCGCAAGTATTATAAGGGTACGGGATCGCCGGATCTTTATATTTCTGGCGAACATCTAACCGGAATGCTTATCTTGAAAGATACTACGGGTCGACGCATTTACAAGACCGTTCAAGAGCTGGCTGGTGAACTTCGTGTTAGATCCATCGTCGAGGTTGAGGTATTTGAAACAGCTACTCGTGATAATGCCGACCCAGTCTATACTGCGGATCTTATTTGTATGCTTGTTAATGCTCGTGACTATACTGTTGGTGCCGATAAGGGTGGTCAGATCAACATGTTTGATGATTTCGATATCGATTACAATCAGCATAAATACCTGATTGAAACTCGTGTGTCCGGTGCGTTGATTAAACCCAAAGCTGC